AAGAACGGCCTACACCGGAAAACTTATCAAGGAAAATCATACTTTCTTTGTGTATCAAATATACACTCTCTCCATCTTCTTCTTCCACAACGATCTGAAGCAATCGTAATTCTTTGCACATGACCACAAACCTGAACACATCACATGCACAACGTCCGGCTCGAGACCGTACCAATCGCAGACTTGTGGTACCAAAGCGTCCACAACTTCTTGATGTTTCAACACGCTCATTCTGTCAACGAAAGACTTCCATCTATCAATCACAACCTCCTCATCCGGAGGCAATGCTGAACCCAACTTCTGCAAAACCTTCACTACGTCTGGCACCCACACCCACTTAGTCTCAGACTTAACAATGAATCCAGACAGGTAATAGCCCACTGACTTTCGAACCTCTTTAACCGAGAAGTTAAACATGGCATTCATTTTAGTCTCCAGATCCAAATTTGGTATCTCCTGTGTGGTGAACCTGATCATGTCATCACCCATGAACCCATCAAACAACACATTCTCATGCCACCCATCAAACAACGTGACAAAAGAAATGAAGTTCAAAATTGTGTTTCCCAAAGCTGTAGTAGCGTCACCCGTTCTGCGTTGCAATTCTATGAACAAACGAACACCAACAGCAGATGAACTCAACTCTGCTCCATACTGACCAGTGAACCATTCATCCACCAAATCAGGACACAATCCTAGGTAGTCGCAATAGAACCTCATTTCACAGTACTTGGCAACTCTACCCTGAGACTTATCATACTTCGAATGGTCCAACGCCACCACCTTGACATCAGACAACTCTTGCACTCCCATTCTCCTGTTCAATTCCTCAGTCAACTGAGAGGGACTCTTCAACATTGACACTAGTGCTCTATGTGACACTAATGACGTAAATCGTCTTGCACCTCGTCGAAAGAATGGACTCCAATAAGCCACCTTTTCCTTCGTATGATAATTCAATGTCTGAGGTGGTTTCAACAAAGATGCTTGACCTGGTAACAGTGTCGGTTTCCGATCTTGTTTCAAATCAGTGGAATATTTCGACAAATCAATGTCCAACGGGTCCAACTCCATATTGCTCAACTGATTGTACAGTTTATCATCTTTACTTGCCAACCAATCTCCAATCTCTGTCATATCTCTCGACACTGGGTTAGCCCTGAATGACCTCACCTTCTCCATTCCCTCAGGTCCCAAATACGCGTCCAACGCCGGTCTGACATGTTGTTCCCATACCATAGCCGGATCCATCGGTTCATAAACCATTGGTACGTCCATGTTTCTAGAAGACAAAGCAAACAAAGTTTGTTCGGTCGATTTTGC